CACAGCATTAGATCTTACTATGGCTAATACTATTGATCAGTATATAGCATTGATGGATAAGATAGAAGCCATGTTGTCAGAGATAACTGGTGTATCTAAACAACGTGAAGGTTCTATTTCATCTAATGAATTAGTAGGTAATGTAGAAAGATCTGTAGTACAATCAGCTCATATTACAGAGCCATGGTTTTGGGTTCATAACCAAGTAAAGAGAGAGTGTTTGATCATGCTATTAAATACAGCTAAGTATGCTTGGAAGGATAGTAAAACGAGTTTACAGTATGTATTTGATGATGCTACTAGAGCATTTATGACTCTTAATGATGATATGTTCTATGAAGATTTTGATATATTTGTAGAAGATACTACTAAGAATCAACAATAGATAGAAGCCCTTAAGAATCTTATGCAACCTGCCATGCAGAATGGTGCTAGTTTATTAGATATTGCTGAAATCATTACTCTGGACAATGTCACTATGATCAAGAATAGATTAGAGGAAATTGAACAGAAACGTATGGAACAACAGCAAGCTATGGAACAAGCACAAGCTGAACGTGAACAGTAGATGTTACAAATGCAGAATGAGGTTAAGGAAGAAGAGTTAATGATCAAAGAAGCAGAAATGGATCTTAAGAAATATGAGATTGATCAGAATAATGCAACTAAGATTACAGTAGCTCAACTTAATGCTTATAGAGGTTTGGAAGATCAAGATCAGAATGATAATGGTATTCCAGATACTATGGAAATAGCAGCACAAGCACTTGAAGAGAGAAAGCAAGCATCAGAAGAAGCTTCTAAACAGTTTGAGTTCAATGCTAAAATGCGTGAACAACAATTGAAGAAGGAGATAGAGGATAAGAAGATTGAACTTGAAAAACAGAAATTGCAAGCTCAAAAAGATATCCAAAAACAAAAAGATGATGCGGCTCTTGAAAGAGAAAGAATTAAAGCTAGAACAGCATTAAAGAATAAAGTAGCGGGAGAGAAATAATATGAGAGTAATACAGAATAAATGGATACCTTTTAAGGGTTATAAATATATAAATCTATTTGGCTTAATATTTACTAGAGATGCATCTAAAATAAATGCTAAAGAATATAATCACGAGAAGATTCATTTGAAGTAGATGCAAGAGATGCTATGGTTACCATTTTACTTATGGTATGGAATAGAGTACTGTATTATTAGACTACTTAGATTCTTTGACAAGCAAGATGTAGTATATCACGATGTTAGCTTTGAAGAGGAAGCTCACAATAATGATGATAACTACACTTACCCTGAGACTAGGAAACATTATTCTTGGTTGAAATATTGTAAAATTAAAAGTTATAAGGAGGATTAATTATGGGATGTAAGAAAGGCGGAAAGAAACCTGTAAAGAAATAAGGTTATGGACAGACAAGCATTTAGAAATAGGATGCAATAGTTGAAGTAGTACCGGGAGTAGAATCCCGGTAAGACTTACCTTGACTTTAAAAAGTACGCTGAAGGAGGAGAGATACCACCTAGCAACAAACCTATAATTCCTGAAGAGCCTCAACCATATAAAGGTAAACTATACAAGGATAGATATGGGCGTAAGTATACTGAAGATCAGATGAATGAGTACTATGATAGTAGTACAGACGAGATTGATAGATTCACTGGGAAACCGTTCATCAGAGGATTAAAGCCAGTAGGAGACATTGAAGATGCTGCGAATGCGACACCTGTAGGAGATGCTATATCTGCGTATGATACTTATAAAGCTTTAAAGAATAAAGACTGGGAAGGTGCTGGATTAGCTGCAATGGGTTTGATTCCTTTTATGCCAATGACTGTTAAACAGTTTAGAAGTTCTTATAGAGGTACTAAACCTAAGATAAAACGTCCTACTCCTATAGTAAAGAAGGACGCTACTCAGAAAGCTATAGACCAGTACATGGAACAACTACACAGAAACAAAATGTCTGAGTATGACTATTTATCTGATGTTGCTAATGAGTCTAATCGTATATTTGAAAGTATAAATACTGTTCCATATAGATCTAGAGCTATTGCTGCTGATAAGACATTTGGTACTAATTATAATTCTACATACGATATTTTGGATGACCTGTATGAAAAAGATTACTTTAGTCTTCCAGAAATATCTGGCGAGGACATGGGTAATGTCACAGCAAGAATGTAGGCAAATGAGTAGGCAGCCAAGAGATTTATCACTACCAGATAGGGAGCTACTCCTAGAGATTTCGAATTTAAAGTAAATGTTAATAGAAGAGGAGCTCCGGATGAACTAGCTACACATGAACTTAACCATTATACTGATTATGCAATTAGTAAACATAGTAATACTGCTGTAAACAATAACATGTTGCAGTAGTTAGAAGGTTCATTAAAAGAGGCGGATCCTACTTCTATTGACAGTAGAAGAAGATATTTACGTAGTGGTACTGAATAGAAAGCATACATGAATACGCTTAGACGTAGAATGCTAAATGATGGTACTATTAAAAATATTGATGATCAAGTATCTACTAAGTTGCTTAATAATTATATTAATCAACTATCAGATAGTGATTACATAAAGAAAGCTTATAAAGAGCATAAAAATATTAGCTCATACACTAAATGGTTCAACTCTATACCTCTACTAGGCATTGGAGCTGCTGCTGTATACAATAATAATCAAGAAAAGTAATTGCATATGAGTGATCTAATAGATATGGCACTGATAATGCCGGAATATCCGATTCCGAAGTATAAAGACGGAGGGATACATATCAAGAAAGAAAATAGAGGTAAGTTTAATGCCTTAAAGAAACGTACTGGTAAAAGTACTGAAGAACTTACACATAGTAAGAACCCACTAACTAGAAAGAGAGCTATCTTTGCTTAGAATGCTAAGAAGTGGAAACATAAAGGAAGAAAGAAAAAATAAATCTAATTATATATAATTATGGAAGAAATTACATTAAACGGTTTTGAAGTATTTGAAGACTTTCTGCCAGGAGCTAATGTACCAAAAAAAGAAACACAGCAGACTGAACAGGAAGAAGAAGTTATTAATCCGGATATAGATGCTGCTGGAGAAGAATTGACTGACGAGGAACTTGAAGCATTACGTAATCCTAAAAAAGACAAAGAAGATGATAATTCGATTAAAGAGGATGAAAAGGAGGACACGCCTGCTAAAAAGAAGACCGGGAAGGATAAAGAAGTTGAAAAAGATGATAATTCAACTGGAGAAGACGAGGGAAGTACAGAAACTGGAGAAACTGATGATGACACTAATGCAGTGAGCGCATTCTTCGGAGTAATGGCAGAGAAAATGGGCTGGGAACTAGATGAAGAAGATGAAGTTCCTTCTACTCCTGAAGAGCTTGTTGACTATTTTCAGTCAGTAATCGAAGAAAACTCAGTACCTCAGTATGCCAGTGAGGAAGTAGAAGCATTGGACAACTTTGTTAAGAATGGTGGTAATCTGAGAGATTACTTTGAGATTGATGGAGAGCTTGATCTTGAAGAGATTAGTATTGAGGATGATGAAGTAAATCAGAAACTTGTAGTAAAAGAATTCTTGAAAGAAAAAGGATTTAATGCTAAACAGATTGAAAAGAAATTGTCCAAATATGAAGATGCTGGTTTGCTTGAAGATGAGGCTGAAGATGCTTTAGAAGCCCTCAAAGAGATTAAAGAGCAAAAGAAACAACAGCTATTGAAAGACCAAGAAAACCAAGCTAAGGCTGCTGCAAAGCGTCAACAGGAATACTTTAATAGCGTTGTCAACGAAATAAAAGGCATGGATGATATTCGTGGTATTAAGATACCAGAAAAAGACAAGAAAGCATTGTTAGAATATATCTTTAAGCCTGACGCCGAGGGTAAGACACAGTATTAGAAAGACTGGTCTAAGAGCGTAAAGAATTTGCTTGAATCCGCTTACTTCACTATGAAAGGTGATACTTTACTGAAAGCAGCTAAGAATGAAGGTTCTAATACTGCTATCAATAAGTTTAAGAGTAGTCTGAATAAGACTGGTGTAAGTAGGAGAACAAAGAAAACGGACAACACTAGCACTACAGATATGTGGAAGTCTTTTGCGCAACAGTTGCGTACAAATTAATAATAAACTAAATAAATTAAAATTACTAGTATTTTATGGATAATAATATTCTAAATAACTTAGTTTTATACAAAGGTAAATGGTTTTCAGACTTGATTGACACTGCCAAAATCAGTGCAGCTTCGCAATAGAACCCATATCAGGTTGCTACCGTATTGTCTTATGTATTTGGAACTAAGGATAGCGGTTACAACACTTCCCTGGATATGTTGACAGGTGGTCTTGGTAATGTAATGACTATTGACCAACCGAGCTGGGAATGGAACGTAATGATTGATGCTGACAGAGCAGTAACTATTAGAGATGCAAGATGGAATGGTGCAGCTATTACTTCAAGTTCTACACCGGGTCTGGGAAATACTCCTATCCAATTGTGGCTTGAAGATAACTGGTTCGGTCCTACTGCAATCTTGGAATTTGATGATAAAGAATACCAAGTACGTGTAGCAGGTG